CACCGAGCATGTTAGACACGGGGTTTGTATAGATCGGCTGGGAAGAAGTTCCACCATAGCTCCCCGTAATGGCCTGCCCATACTTGTTGATGTTCGTCCATGGGTTCGATGCGCTGTTCTGCCCCGCAGAGAACAACGGGCCAAGCGAGCTGACTGTGCGATTAACCGCATTCTCACCGAGCTGTTGTTGCGTCCCGTAATCCTGCATCCTTGCATTGGCTGCAATCTTGCCTAATGTGTCCGCAGCAGTACGCCCAAAGGCCTCTGTAACGCCGGAATTCCCGAAAGAACCCGATGCCCTTTGTGCCTGGTCGTACATGGGCATGAGGTTGCGCATGGCGTCTTGTGAGGCGTTGTTGATCGTCTGGGTCAGGTAGGGATTGTCTACACCGGCATACGGGTTTGTTTTCGGCCCGTTGGCAAAGCCTTGCATTCCCGTGAGTGCCGTTTGCTCGTAGGGCGACATGGCACCCGTATCAGAGGCGGTTTTTGCCTTATTGAACAGGTCGAGTAGATACGGCTGCTGTGGTGTCCACGGGGCTTGCGTGCTGGTTTGCGTGCCGGTTTGTTTGGAGCCATTTATTCCACCGAGCAAACCACCAGCGAGAGTTGCCAATCCGCCGCCAGAGGTTAAACCGCTCAGTACCGTGTTCGCAAGTGTTCCGGCATTGCTGGCGATTGAATCCCACCAGTTACCCCCTGTTGGGCCGGTTACTGAGGCATCACCTGTCGGTGACCATGTGTAATTTGAATTCTGCGTATTCGACCACGTATCCCCAGCGGACGGATAACTGGTGCCATACGAGGGGTCAGCATAGGTAGGGGATTGCCACCACTGCGGGGTTGAGTTGGATAAATCAATCATGCCCACCCCAGAATTAGGAGAGTAGCTTGTCGAGTTAAGGCCAAGATACGATTGCGGATCGTAGTATGATGGATCGAATATGCTTGCCATAATTAACCTCTGCCTCTCTGTTGAATCATCTGTTTTGCCTGTTCTTCGGTGTAGCCCTTCTTGCCCAAAGCAACCATTGCCTGCCTTACCCAATCAGGCATTTGTGACCCCTGCGCTTGTTGCGTAGGTTGCGCTTGTTGTGGTCTTGGCTGAGAATTAGGCTGTGAGTTGGTTAATTGACTAAGAATTTGAGGCGAACTGGTTACTAAACTCTTTAACCAAGGATTATCTACCTGACTGGCTCCATATTTAGCGGTTGTGCCTAATAGGGAACCAATAGCGGAACCCCCTACATCTCCACCACGCACTGCCGCACTCGCTGTAGTTCCTGCCAAATTCTTGAGCCATGGATTGTCAAATTTGCTGGCAGCCGAAGTCCCTGCCAACCCCCCGACGCCCCCTAACAAGGCTTGTGAGGGGTCTTGTCCGCCAAGAATACTTAACCCCGTTCTGCCTGCGGTATTGGCAAATTGAGCAGGGGAAATACCTGCAAACCCCTCGGAAGGCAAAGAGGAAAAATTACTTCCGACAAAGTTGCTTATTCCTCCACCTAAACCGCCTAGAGCCGCGCCCTTGAGGATATTTCCTCCACTGACAGCAGAAGTCAGTCCACCTGCCAATGCGCCACCACCGATGCCTGACAAGCCTAATCCTGCTGGGCCAAGAGCGACACCAAGGGCTATTGGGGCTAACGCTCCGAGCAATCCGCCACCAAACAGCCCTTTGTCCGGATCGTTTCGTTTTTGCTGCGCATCAGGGTTCATCTCAGATCGCCATTTATTCAAGGCGGCGACATTTTGAGGGGTAGCTGTTCCCAGTTCTTTTACCGATTGCGTTAATGCGGGTGTGCTTCCATCAAACCCCGCCATGACAGACGGCCAATAGTTTTCGTCTGTGAACCAAGCGCTATCAGGAGTCGGATCAACTCCCCCAGGTTTTCGCGCAGCTTGTTGCCCATATACCGCCAAAGCTTGTGTTGGGTCTTTCGCCCATGTTGATCGAATCAGGTCGTCGGCTTTTGTCGATGTATCATCTGTAGTCAGCCAACTAGAAAACCGAGGGTCTCTAATCGCCGCGGATATCTGCAATGATGCCGGAGCAGTGCCATTACCTGTTACTGGATTCCATTGATCGCCATTCTTTTGAAATACTTTTGTCCCATAACCCGACCCACCCACCTTGTAGGTTAAATCGCCTAATGTATAGGAATCTCCATCAGAGTATGGGTCAAAACTCTGCATAAACCCATGGGGAAGCCTCTTATTAACTGGTGCAGTAGTGTTTTGCATAGACCCAGGGAGAAGCCTATTATTAAATGGTGAAGTAGTGTTTTGAGGAGTTAGCCCACCTAACCCCCCAAACTCCGGCGGCCTTTTAAATCGAGGTTGTAATCCAATCATAACTAGTTTCCTGTGAGATACCGGCATTGAACCCACGTCCCCGGTGTGCCGGAAACGGTACATACAAACCCCACAACAATATATTTACTCCCCGCCGTCCCCGCTTCAACCGGCGCGCTATGGCGAACATAATCACCCTGCGCCCATGTGCCCGTCGTCGGAGCTGCCGTGTAAGCATTGCTAATGGCAGATAATCGGCCTTCTGTCACCCCGTTCAACTGAATGGCTAGATCACTGAGCCGTTTTCCTATCGACAGCTTGAATCCGGTGAGCCATTCAACCGTTGGTTTGGCGTCGCCGGGTAATCTTGGGTCTATGTTGATTCTCATTCTGTCCCCTCACCTTGAAGAGAGACATCAATACTCGATAATTCAGACACGCCCGAGGTACTTAGCTTGAGACGATGCCAGCGGCTTGACCGGAACAAGTCACACTTGCCGCTAGTCATGGTGACGGTCTGATCTTGTGTCAAAGTTGAGCCAGCAGTGTTTCGGTAATAATTGGTCAAAGTAGCCGATGAAGGCGCAGTGCTGAATCTGGGACGAACTCTATCAAGCAAGGTAAAGGTATTGTCATCCCCCATATCTCCCGTTGTTATTGAACACGTCCCCGGAATTCCGGTGAGCGTTTGCATGGTGTGGGCTGTATCGAATATCGTGGGAACGGGATAGTTCTGTGACCAGAATGGTGAGTCATACGTGATATTGATATCTGCATATGTCGCAAAATAGCTATTGATATTCGCATAGGTAATCTGCCCAGTCAGGTTTTCCAGCCCGGCCTCTGCGCCGCGATTGATCTTGCCCCACTTGTCGGTTTTGTAGTTATAACAAATACAGCTGTCATTCACCCCAGTGGTTGATGCTGTGCTGGGATAAAAGAACATCACCAGTGAATTGATTCGATCATGCAGGCTCACGATCTTGTAGCGGTATTGCTTATTCAGGTCAGTGAAAAATGTTTTCTTGACCGGGCCGCCTATCCCTATGGGACGAGAACCGTCAAACAGGTAGAAGTCTTCCAGCCCGATGAAAAAATGAGCTGACCCGATAGATACAATCGCATCATTGGAAGAGCACCCAACATCCCCCGGTAGCTGGTTGAACTCAAACACCGCAGGGGAGCCCACATATCGCCCCACAATAATTGCGCGGTCTTTATAGGCCACGATGTCATCACCCAGCCGCTTCCATCCCTTTATTGGCCCAGGTGAGCCAATTAGTCGGCCTGTGGTGCATTGAGTGGATACGGCGGGCGTCCAGCCTGTAGCATCGTTGTAAGCCGAACACCACCAGCGGTCAGATTGATCTCCATAGGTCGCTTCATTGGTATCGGCAAGGATAACGAACCCCGGCACAGTTTCAACAAACCGGGCCTTGGGTGCGCCAGCGATGTCAGCAAATGCTCCGGCGCTTGACGATTGCAATGTGTCAGACTTGATCGCCGCAAGCGATGTATCACCAAACTGGGCAAAAGACCACCGATGATCTGCCCCGGCACTGTAGCCGCCGACTCTTGACCGATCTGTATAAGTAGGAATGGCAGAGGCTTCATAAAGCGCGGTGGCGGTTCCCACAAACAACCGGGATGAGCCGTCCAGCTTTTGAATCAGCGCACCGCCTAAGCATGCTGTAGGCAACGCAGAAAACCCGCTATTGAAATTCGAAGGGGCTGCACCGTACCCTTTGGCGGTAGGGTAGTAATCGACCAGATTAGTAATAATCCCCGGTGTCGCGGGGTCAAGGTCTGGCGCGTAGCCTGTAAAGGGGATCAGCATTACCAGCGCCTAGGCTTGATTTGCAGACTGCCCCGACGCGCAATACCCCGTCTCTCGGAATGTCTGCGGACTGAATCCAGCAAGGTATTCACCGTGGGTTCCAGCTTTTGTACTTCGCCCAGATTCTTGGCATCCCGCGCATATTCAAGCGCAGCGGCATACAGGTATAAATCAGGTGCGTTAATAGATAGCCAGTTTGTTGTGTTGGCATCCGATAGCCCCGTGATCGATGGGATATAGAACAGGGTGTAGCTATAAGCGTCTGCTGGAGCTGGAAACAGCCTGAGAACATTATTCTCTAGTGTGTAGCTGGCGGGGAATCCCGCAGTCGTGGATACATCTGGGTTAATGGCGGAGTCGATAGTCATCTCTCGCCCTTGGTAAGTAATCGTCAGCCGTGACACCTGCCCAAAATCAGCAGGCAGTGTAATCGTGCTTCCCGAAGTGGTTGAGGTGACTGAAATCTCAATCTCGTTCAGGCTCAATTCACGGAATATATGGGCTTCTGCCAACTGAATGAACGTCGGTAATTTAGCGGTCAGGTCATCCCGATGCGTGTAATTCACGATGGCATTCTTCAGGTCGGTATAGTTCATTTGAGATACCTGTCGAAGGTGACAAAATCGGTATTGATGCGCAAGAAGTTCTTGATCAGCTTGGTGCGCTCTCGCTGATCTTTAATCATGAGAAATTTGGCATAAACATGCGGCGGTATGCTGCCGACTTTTCTGCCTTCCCCCCATGACATGCCGGCACTTTCGTTACGTTCCGCCTTGCATTGATCAATTAACGGCTCTACGTCATAGCTTTGAATCTTGACAGCCTGATCCCCTTCAAACTTGACAAGGGTGCGCACGCCAGTGGCGTCATAGCCTTCATCCAATTCAAACGATTCTATTGGCGTCATAATTTCTCCAGAGTAAAAATAGGGGCTTTTCACCCCTTCGGCCTTGCGGCTAAATCAATGAACCAGATTAACCGCCTGACAGATCAGCGGCCTTGCCGAACGCATTAGGGGCGCGCACGGCAAAGGTGACGTCTGCTGTAATCAAGTTCTTCTGGCTATCGCCCGTAGGGCCTATTTCCTGAGTGCGGAAACCATCGAGGAAAACAACTTCCCCGTACTCGGTATTGATAAGATGAACATCGGTGGCCCCAGCCATCAAGTAGTGAGGCACGATCTCCAATTCACCGAAGTCAGACATATAAACGTCTGCCCCGCCGACAATCCGGCCTTGTTCTTTCTTGCCGACTTGATAGCGATTAACCGCGATGCCGGTAAAGCCAGAGAACACCCCTTTATGGTTAGGCGACATCACCACCATGCGCGGGACTTCACCAGAAGCAATATAAGCCTTCTGAACAACATCCTTCAGGATAACTTCCGTAAAGGCCCGTGGTGTCCCTGCGACCGGTGCGGCCGTTGGTGCGCCGGATGTCCATGCGACAGTAGAACCGCCTGCCCCGTGATTCGTATTGGCGTAGTTCTGCACGCCTAATCCGCCAGCTTTGGAAGGGGTCGCGGAGTTACCGGCAACAGCGGGGTTGTTGGAAACAATGGCTGCTTCCATATGGCGCTTAATTTCCAGCATGGCTTTGGCTTTTTGATAAGCCATCTCCGCCGCACGGCCCGCCTTCTTCACAATGTTGGCCCGGCGAGATACCGCAGGCTGGGCATAGAAAATCTGGCAGTGGTTGCCGACGCGGGCTGTCGGTACCAACGCTTGTGCCGAAAAGTCATCGCCGTCAATCAGGGCGTTGTCTTTATTGGCGGTAGCGAGGGAGTCGCGCTGCCATTCGTGGTAGGTGTTGTTCGTGCTGCTGCGACCGAAAGCGGTGATCACGGGGGTTTCAGTAGGAGACGTGTTGAATATCTTGTCGATCAAGTCTTCACGTACTCCGGTGAGGTCAAATTTATCGTATAGGTTGGCGGGTTGTGCCATGATTTAATCCTTTATCGTAAGAGTTCTGCTAAGTCAGACAACTTGGCCCGACCGCCCTTGAAGCGGTCATTTAGCTTTTGTTGCCGACGCTCATTAGCCGTGGTTGCTTGTTTATTAGGCACACGTGGCGCATCAACGGCTTTTTTGGTCACCTCAGCCCGTTTAGACTTCAGCTCCTGATAAGCAGCAGCATCCCGTAACGCCATCACCAGACGCGCGTCATAGACCCCACCAAGCTCTTCATCGGTGAATCCATAGACCTTCTTCGCGTCAGTGTAAATCTTGGCTAGAGCAGGTTTGTCTATCTTCTCTTTGGAGAGTACCGTCCATGCTTTTTGGTACTGCTCTTGGAGAGTTTGCGCCTGCCGTTCGGTTTGCTCTTGAGATGCCCTTTGCCTTTCACCATTGATCTGTTGATCAAGATAGTTCAGGTAATTGAATATCTCTTTTTGGCGTTGACTTTCTGCTACCCACGCTGCCGGGTCTGAATTTGCCAGTTCAGCAAGTTCAGCTTCGGTTTTGATTCCCGCCATGCTTGTCACTGCCGCCCGTGCTAATTCGGCTTGTGACAAATAATGCTGGCGAAATTCATCGTGTTTTGCTTTTAGGAACTCTACCGCTTGATTTTCACGTTCCGCAAGGGCTTGCGTTTTCTTCGTGTAATCTTGCTGGCGATGGTATCCCTTGACTAATTCATCTTCGGATACTTCAAGTTCTTGCTCTTCGCCATCGTCGCTTTTTATGGCGACTTTGATTTTGCGCTCAGGTGCAGGCGGGGCGTCTTCATCCTCGGAGGGTTCCTCGTCGGTATCTTCGTCCTCGTCCTGTTGAGTGGTTGCATCCTCGTCCGTGTCCTCGTTGGGTGGAGATTCTGCGTTAATGTCTTCATCTTCTTCAGATTCCCTTTCAGGCGTGTCTGACAAGAATGAAGCGAGTCCTGCTAACCCTGCTTCGGGTGCTGAATCAGCGTGTCCGGGCATTTTGGTTTCCTATGGTCTAAATCCCCTCTCACGGCACTAGAGAGGACGCGGCGCATCACTGCGGTCGCTAAAAAGGCAAGTGCCTGCCTATAAAACTTGTCGAAAGAATCGGCGGGGCTTGCTTTCATCCCGCAATTCGTTCAAATCTATCTTGTGTTGCGCCATCTTGCCGCGCTCAATCATGCCGATCAGCGTGCCTTCAAATTTCTCTGCGACTTTCGCCAGTTGAAGCAGTAATGTCTGGCCTTCTTTGTCTCTCACAGGGCAGTTTTTCCACTGCTCGACAATCTGCTCTTTGAGCACAGTCATCGCCTCTTTGAAGGCGTCGTTATCGAGTACCTGACGGGCTTCCATGCCGCGTTGGGCGGTTCTGTGATCTGTCATAGCAGTAGACATAGTGTTTCCTTAAAGGATGAGAAGTAAATCTTCTTCGTCTTGCATTTCCATCGCTTGGTTGTAAATCTCGACAACTCTCTGCCAATCTTGCTGGGCAATCAGCTTCGGCAACTCAAAGTCTGTCTGCAATTGAGACACTAGCGTTTTCAGCGCAGGAATATCTATTGCCTCAACGGGTTCAATCGCCAGCAACTTGAAGGCTTTTTCTCTCGCCCGCTTTCTAGCCAGGCGAGAAGTCTTGTTCGATTGTTGGACAATCTCCTCTGCCTTGGCTTCCGCTTCAATGTACGAATCTGCCTCTTCTACAGAATCAAAGATATATATCTTCTTGTTTCGCTTGATATAGACTTTGTTGCTGTATTCAAAGCCACCCAACCTAAGCGGTGAACTTTGTTCAACCGTAGGCGCATAGCCAGTAATGGTTATCGTGCCGACATCTGGCGTTATGTTTTGCGACGCAGGTGCTTGCTGGACTATCGGGGCATAGCCTGTAACGGTGATCGTTCCAACGTCAGGAGTAATCGCCTGATTTGCAGTTTGCGAAACAGTCGGGCTATAACCTGTGATGGTGATATTGCCAGCGTCAGGCGTGATTGACTGATTCGCACTCTGCGCAACTGTGGGCGCATACCCTGTGATGGCTATCGTGCCAACACCTGGATTAACAGGCACATCTACATTCTGCGTAACTGTTGGCGCGTAACCGGTGATGGTTATCGTGCCAGCGCCCGGATTAACCGCTTGTGGCTGGCTAATCGTTGGCGCGTAGCCTGTAATGACAATGTTGCCGACGTTCGGCGTTATGGCTTGATTCGCCGTCTGTGCTATGGACGGGGCATAGCCTGTAATTGCTATAGAGCCAGTGCCGGGATTGACAGCAGTATTTGTTCCCCCCGCTGCCCCTACCCATATCCTGCGGGCTTGCGGCTTGAAAATCTGCCAGGGGTTGTCG